CAAGTGCAAAGAGCTAGAGAAGGAACAAGGATGATTGACGAAGCAACGCAAACAACCGAAGCAAGCCTTGATGCACTCCTAGTGATCTGGCATCGCTATTCATCCGGCTATAGATTTGGGCGAGCCTACCCAGGAACGGCGGCAGGCTGCGAGCAGTACCGGCCATCTCGTCAGTACGACAGCGAAAACGGCGCAATGGACTCAGACGCAGACGCATCACTAGCCGGTGCGGTCGATTGTCTGGTGCAAAAGATGGTCGATCCGTACCGTAACGCCATTTCCATCAATGCTCGAAACCTATCAACAGGAATTTCCGTTTGGTCATCGCCTCGCCTTCCGTTCGATCCAGTGGAGCGATCAAGAATCATCCACCAAGCACGCCAGCAGATGACAAAGCTTATGCAAACAGAAGGATTGTTATGAAAACGCTTGACACTGTTTAAAAAAACAGGCAAATTAATCCCCGGTGGCGGAGCCGTGCCCAAACGAATCCGCCAAGAAGCCCTCAGGTGAAAGCCTTGGGGCTTTTTTGCTTTATGACCCGGCGTCTTTCGGTCAATTCGCCTTTCTGCCGTTAGCGATAGCATTGCCGGGTCACCAATTAGCCACCGTTTCGGTGCGATCAAGGCGCAATGCCTAAAGCCCGCACCTAGGTGCCGTGTAGGGAGCACGAAAACAGTCCCACATACCCCGACGCATAGGGAATCGCCCTACTCATGCTCCCCGAGCAGGGAAAGAGGCGGGCGGGGATCTTATAGGCGAACTATCCGCAAGGACTCGCAATCATGGCAAGACCTACAACATACGATCCCGCCTACTGTGACCAAGTGGTTGAAATGGGCCGAAAGGGGTATTCCGTGGTTGAGATGGCAGCGGAAATCGGTGTAGGTAGGACGACCCTTGAGCGCGATTGGCCTGAAGCTAATCCAGAGTTTTCGCAAGCCTTAACACATGCACGGGAGTGCAGCCAGGCGTGGTGGGAAGGTCAGGCCCGCCTAAATCTCGTTATGCCGCAAGGCGCGGGAACATTCCAAGCGTCTGCATGGTCGCGCTCTATGGCCGCGAGGTTCCCGGCTGATTGGCGAGAGAACAAGGGAATCGAGTTGTCTGGCGGTATCCACGTCAACAAGAGCGACGAAGAACTAGACAGAGAGATCGCAGCTAAAAAGGCGGCGCTTGGTCTGTGAGTCGGGCTGAAAAGCTGGAACTGCTGGCCCTATTGGAAGAGCGCGAGCGCAGGGCAAAGGCAAACAGGTACAAGACGCAGTTCAGCCTGTTGTATCGCTGGCAGCTTGAGTTCATCGCGTACACCAAGACGTTTACGCAGGTTTGCCTGATTGCGGCTAATCGGATTGGCAAGACGTGGACCGGCACATATGTGGATGCGATCCATGCGCTAGGCGACTACCCGGAAGGGTGGGTAGGGTATCGGTTTGACCATCCACCGTTGATATGGTGCTTGGGGTACTCAGGCGAAAAGACCCGCGATCTGTTGCAGGCCCCGATTGTCGGACGCAAGAACGGCGACACGTTTGAGGGCGGTCTGATCCCGGCTGATCGTATCGTTGGTTACGAGTCAATGACCGGCACGCCGAACGCGCTTCGGACTGTGTTGGTTCGTCATTCAAGTGGCGGCGTAGCTCGGCTTCAGTTTTGGAGCTACAGCCAGGGCCAACACGCCCTGATGGGTGATGGCGTTGACTGGTATCACATTGACGAAGAGCCACGAGACGCAACGATTTTCCCTCAAGTGCTTGTCCGTACTGCGTCAGGCGACAAAGGGCGGGGCGGCCGAGGAATCTTGACTTTCACCCCTGAGAACGGGCGGACGGATCTGGTTATTCAGTTCATGGACACCCCAAGTCGCGCACAGATTTGCATGCAAAAGGGTTGGGACGACGCGCCCCACCTTGATGCAAAGGTGAAAGAAGACTTGCTTGCTAGCTTCCCGGCTCATCAGCGGGACATGCGGACAAAGGGCATACCAATGCTAGGCCATGGTCGGATCTACGACATCGCAGAAGACAAGATCACATGCGAGGCGTTTGAGATACCAAGGCATTGGGCGGTCATTGATGGCATGGACTTTGGTTGGGATCACCCTCAAAGCCAAGTTCAATTGGCATGGGACCGTGAAAACGACATGTTCTATGTGACGCACGCATGGAAGAAGTCGCAAACTAGCCCGATTGAGGCTTGGGGAGCGGTGAAGAGTTGGGCCAAAGGCGTTCCAACTGCATGGCCCGCTGACGGCTTGCAAACGGAAAAGGGCGGGGCCAAAGAGGTTAAGAAGTACTACGACGAAGCGGGGTTCACGCTTTTGTCAGAGCACGCAACGTGGCCCGATGGTGGCAACGGTGTTGAGGTCGGACTGATGGAAATCAGAGACCTGATGCTCAAAGGAAAGTTCAAGGTTTTTGCTGGCCTGCGTGACTGGTTTGACGAGTTCTTGCAGTACCACCGAGACGAAAACGGAAAGATCAACAAGGTTAAGGACGACTTGTTGGACGCTACTCGTTACGCCTACATGATGCGGCGCTACGCAGTGTCCAAGCGTGATACCGAATCAGTTGCACAAATCGAGCAGATCACACCAAACGAAGACGGCTTCTATTTCTAAGCATGACAACACTTGATAACTACTCCGCATTGGCAAGCCTGCTAGAAGGCCGTCTTGTCGAATGGGAAAAGGCGCGTTCGCCTCAAGAGTTGAAAATGCTTGAGTGCTATCAGGACGTCATGCGTATCCCACGCGATGACGATACCAAGGGCACTGGTGCAGCAAAAGCGAAGAAGGCGGGCGGCTTGTTCATTGGATCGACTCGCAACAAGGTAAGATCAGCCCGCGCAAAAATCAACGATGCCTTGTTTGGCAATGGCCTGCTGCCTTTCGATACCGAGCCAACCAATGAAGAGTTGGCTGAGTACTCTGATGCAGTAGAAGATATCCTGACAGAGCAGTTTGACCGCATGGGCTTGAAGTCCTTGCTCAAAACTGGCGTCAACACGCTTGCAACATTCGGAACAGGGTTCATTTTTGGCCCATTCGTGCGCAAAGAGTGCCTGTACGAGACAAGCGCTGACAACTCGGCTGGCTTCACGCAGTTGGTCGAGCAAAAGTACGAGTTTGACTCGCCTTACTTCGATTTGGCTAACACGCTGGATGTGTACCCAGACCCAGAGGCGCGCGACGTTGAATCTGGTTTGGGTGTGTTTTGGGTGACCATGGAGTCCCCGCACACTGTTGCAGCGTGGAAGAACGACAAGGCTTACAAGAACGTTGACCAGGCGCTGACCGGCCCGGGTGATCGTGGTCAAGAGCCAGGATCGGACACGGCTGGAAAGTTGCGCGGCAATGTCGAGTTCTGGCATACAAACGAGCGCATCAAGGTTGCCCGATTCTTTGGCAAGGTTCCGGCGTCAATGCTCAAGGAATCCAGCCAAGAAAACGAAACAGAAACCGCATCCGATGAGGTAGACGAAGGCGATCTAGTTGACGCCATCGTGATCATGGCAGGCGGCGTCGTCGTCAAGGCTGACGAGAGCCCATACAGCGGAAAGAGCGCTGCAATGCGCTGCTTGTATGAGGCCATCGAGCATGAAATGTGGGGCGTCGGTGTTGCTGAGAACAATGCGCCGCACCAAAAGGTCACGAATGCCGCCTTTCGCCTGTTCATGGAAGGCAAGGGCATGGCCCTGCTTGGCACATCGACAGTAGACCGCTCCAAATTTCTTGCAACTGAGGACTTTAAGAAGTTCCCCGGCAAGGTCTACCAAATGAAGCCCGGTCTGTCGCCTGATGAGCGCAAGACGGCCATCATGTACAACCCAGAGCCTGACGTTACGGGCGGTTGGCTTGATGTGATTCGTGTATCTGAGCAATTCTCAGACGACGACACGGGCATCACGAAATACACGCAAGGCGATGATGCTAGCCATCTGAACAAGACGGCAACAGGCATCAGCATGATCATGTCGGCATCTAGCTTGCCGATCAAAGAGGTCATTCAGAACATTGACGAGCTTTGGATTGAAGAGATTGTCGAGCGAACGATTGAATGGGACTTGAAGTATCTGGAAGTTGAGACAGTCCAAAAGATCCACGGTGACAAGATTGCGCAAATCTGGCAACAGATCAAGCAGTTTGGTAAGACTTCATTCATGGAGTGGAAGGCAACCGGCGTTTCATCCTTCATGCAAAAAGAAGTGCTGACGAACAAGATTCGGGCATTCTCTGAGTTTGCTTTGTCTAACCCTGCAACAGCCCCATTGATTGACGCACGCGAGTTGCTTCAGCAGACATGGGATGTGATGGAAATTGGCCGCGAGTCTCCGATCATTGAGGATGACAAGGCCGACTCTTTGCCTCCTCAAGTGCAGATGCAAATGAAGCAGATGCAAGACCAGATCGAGCAAATGAGCCAAGCGCTAGAAGCTGGCGCTGATCACATCGAAGAATTGCGCAAGAGCCAGCAGGTTGACCAGTTCAAGGCAGAAACAGAGCGCTTGAAGGTCGTCATCCCATATTTGGAGGCAAATGAGCTGATTGCTGTTGCGCAAACTGTAGGCATCCAGGCCATGCAAACGCCTGACATTGCGCCTCCAGATTACGAGCAGTCAGGGCCACCAGAGTTCGTGCCAGAAATGCCGATTGAGGCGCAAGAGTACGGCCCTCCACCAACTGAAGAACCACAGCCAGAACAACCCGCACAAGCGGGTTTTTTTACGCCTGAGCAGGATCAAACACCATGAATATCGTCTATCTAGGCGCGCCGATTACGGTCAACCTTTCTGTTGGTCAGACCATTGCAGTCAACACGAATGGAACTGTCACGGTTGAATGCGTTTCAGGTCTTGGCCTGACCGATGGCGCAACCATCGGTTCAATTCATGGCTCGGCTACTTATGGCCCGTTCAGCGCGGTTGGTGTTGCGCGAATTACAGCAACGGTGCGTGATGGCGCGTACGAGGTGTCAGACGGGCAACCAATACCAATCGATACAGTATTGGCATCATCCGGCCAAACGGTGCTGGACGATGCGAGCCGGGCGGCTTTGGGCTCTAGCGGGATTGGCATCAGTGAAACGCAATACGTTTCAATGAATACCAACAAAATGCCGCGCACGCGCCGCGCAATCGGTCGTGTTGTTGGTGGAACTGGTCGTTGGCGCATCGGCCTGATTGGGGACTCCACTACGGCTGGCGCTGGGGCCGGGTCAAGCGGCACAACCAACATCGTGGGAGCTGCGCCAAAATCTTACCCTGTTCGGTTGGCGTCTCGGTTGGCTACATTGCTTGGATGTACTGGACAGACCGCTGCAATTGAAGGCGGTGTGGCTGCGGCTGGATCTTGTACGCTCCCGCAATACAACTCAAACGTTACGTTTGGAGGCGGCACAGTGGCTGGAGGCGGCACATACGCCTGCCCAACTGGGCAAATGATTGTGCTTCCCGTTGCTGGCACATATTCCTACGCGCCAGGGTACAACTTTGACACCCTTGAGTTTGGTTATGTGCAAAACGGAGGGTTGGGGACTATCACTCCAACCATCGGTTCAGGCACATCAACACCTACATCGCTTTCGACGGCTGGTGCATTCTCGGCTCAGAACGGCAAGTTCACGTTTTCAGCGCTGAACACATCTGTGACTCTGACAGGTTCGGTTGCATCAAGCTATATCGGTTGGGCACTGGCTTATGACAGTACAAAGCCAGGTGTTGATGTGATTCCATGCTGCAAATGGGGCAGCGTAATCGCTGACTTCGGTGTGACGACTAACCCTTGGAGCACTGGATCTGCGGGCATGTGGAACACGATGGCACTAGACACAATCGTGATCCAGTTGACCATCAACGACAGCAACGCTGGCACGTCGTTGGCGTCATACATCTCTGGAATGCAAGCGCTCATTACGCTATTGAAGGGCCTGACGAATGCGCCTGATGTGATTTTGATGTCAGGTTGGCCTTCTGGCACTGCAAACGCGACGAACGGAACTCTCGCCACATTCCAACAAGGTTGCGCATCGCTTGCTGTAGCAAACAACATCCCGTATGTCGCATTTGGTGAAGGGCGGATTGTCTCGTACACAAACTTCAGCGATTGGTACAGCGGCGACACGACCCACATCCTTCCGCAAGGTTACGGCGCAGAGGGCGACTATCTAGCTCGTGCGTTGCTGCAAATGTCGGCCTAATCATGCCAACCAAAACCCAATAGCAGCAGGATCGGTTTGTGATCAAGCGCAAATACCTCCGCTTTGAGCAGATGGAGGTGTTTCGGCCAATGCCAGTTTCTGATGCGCTGAAAGACAAGATCAGGATCGACTCAGAAAAAGCCAAAGCTCTTTGCCGGCAGATCCAGCAAGAGCACAAACAACTAACCGCCACTGAGGCGCGTTGAATGAACCCATCTGAGCGGATCAATCAGATTGATCAAGCATTAGGGGCCATCCAAACCGGGTGGCCTTTTTTATTGGCTGAGATCAATGAGCGCATTGACTCGCTCACTCAGTCATTGATTGCTCAAGACAACGAGCAGACACGCGGGCGCATCAAGGCTTTGCGTGATCTCAAGGAATTGCCGGAAACGCTCAAACAGGAGCGAGAAAGCATAAGCGCCGGACTAGCTGAATAAGCCCCGGCAAGTATTTACGGACTATCGGGAAACCGACCCGCAGGAGTTTTCATGTCAGAGCAAAACACGGAGTTACAGCAAGAGCAGGTCGAGCAAGAGGTTATCGAGGCGGCACCTGATGCCACTACCGACGAAGCCAACGCACAACCTGCGGAGGGTTCGCAATCTGATAGCGAATTGGCAGAGATCAAAGCGCGACTAGAGAAAGCCGAAAAGATAGCCAAGGACAACCAAGCCTGGGCAACTCGGATGGCTCAAGAAGCCGCGCAATTGAGGCGAGAGCGAGAGCAACAACAGCGCGAGGCAATGCGGCCAGCTATTTTGGACACAAATCCAGAATTGGCCGATGCGATCCGCTACGTTGCAAACGATCCAACGCCACGCCATCAAGCAGAAGATGAGCATTCAGTTTGGATGGAAACCATTGACAAGGCCCACCCTGGGATCTTCTCAAAGGACATCGATCCAGAACTTGAAAAAGACTTAGCCGCACGCCTTGACCAACTTGGCGACGCTAAGAGCAACCCTCTCGAAGCTATCCGTGTCATCACCGAAGGAAAGCTCGCACATGCAGAGCGGCAGATTGGCAAGCGATTCGCAGCCGAGGCCGCAAAGATGTCTCAAAAGTCCGCGATGTCCGTCCCTGGGGCTGGTCGATCTGGTGCAGTTGCGCCAGTAGATGCAGCCCTTGCGGAGGTTCAGCGCATTCAAAACATGTCAGACGCCGAATTCCAAAAGGAAGTGCGTCGCGTAAAGGGTTACTAACCCGAAGGAATGAATCATGGGTACTACTACTCTGTCTCAAGTCGCCCCAGGCGTACAAACTTTCTATGACCGCAATTTGCTGTCTCGCGCTCAACCGAATGACGTTCATGGCCGATTTGGTCAAAAGCGTCCTATCTCGGCTCGCAGCGGCAACCAGATCAAGTTCCGTCGCTACAGCCAATTGGCCGCAGCAACCACGGCACTGACAGAAGGCGTCACACCTTCCGGCTCCAGCTTGGCTGTGACCGACATCACATCTACCTTGGTTCAGTACGGTGACTACATCACCTTGTCTGACATGGTGAGCCTGACCAACCAAGACCCAGTGGTGACAGAAGCCACCGACGTGTTGGGTGACCAAGCGGGCACCACCATCGACCAAGTGCGTCGTGATGTGTTGGTTGCTGGTACTAACGGGGCCTACGCTTCCGGCGTGGCTAACCGTTTGGCTCTGGTCAACAAGATCACCGGCCCAGACTTGGATAAGGCCATTCGCTACCTGAAGGGCCAAAACGCCAAGTTCATGAAGGAAGGCATCCCTCCTTCTGATGGTGTTGGCACTGGCGCAATCCGCAAGGCTTACATCGCCATTGTCCACCCCGATGTTGAATACGATCTGGAAGCAATCAGCGGCTTCAAGCCAGTGTCTGACTACCCCGCTCAAATGGGTGTGATTGAAGACGAGATCGGCGCTTACAAGAACATCCGCTTTGTGACCAGCACCAACGCCAAGATTTGGACTGATGCAACTACCGCATTGACCGTTGGCTACAAGGGCGTCACCAAGAACGACGTTTATGCAACGCTGATCTTTGGCGCTGAAGCCTACGGCCTGTCTCCTTTGTCTGGCAATGCCATGAACACCTATGTCAAGGCATTGGGTTCTGCTGGTACTGCTGACCCTCTGGAGCAGCGCTCGACTGTCGGCTGGAAGGCCACGACCATCACCACCATTCTGAATCAGACATGGATGATTCGTCTGGAATCGTTGGCATCTGCCTAAGTAAACGGCCCGCCTTAGCGCGGGCCTTTTCAATCAAGGAACTGACATGGCATTGACCACAAACACCCAATCTAACGCTAACGGCGTTAGCAACTTTGCAGTTGGCAAGGTTGTGACTGATGGCGGCGCAGCTGCTGCAACAACCTTCACGCTTGGCTTTGCTCCTCGCAAGGTTCGTTTTGTCAACCTGACAGACCGCATCCAAGATGAATGGTTTGAAGGCATGGCTTCTGCATCGTCTTTGCACACAGTTGCAGCGGGCACGGTGACGCTTGAAACCACCAACGGTATCGCTGTGGCTGGCAACACTTTCACAGTTACAGCAACCACCATCCCGGCATCGAAGACGTTCTATTGGGAAGCCTACGCCTAATAGCCGTATCGATTAACAACAAGCCCGCCTAACAAGCGGGCTTTTTTCATGGAGAGACGCAAATGAGTGAAGTTCAAGAAGCAAAGCCAGAAGCCAAGGCAAAGAAGCTCAAGCAATACAAGATCACTTTTCATGGTGAAGGCCATGACGTCGAGGTGGTCCATAACTTCGTGCTGAACGTCTACAAGCGCAACGTTGAAACAACGATTGACGAGAACTTTCTCGGCGTTGTTCGTGATGCAGTGATCACCACTCAAGTGCAAGACGAAAGCGGCAAGCGAAAAGACATCCGCATTCCTCAATTCAACTACACAGTTGAGCCACTGTAATGACTACAAGTTGGACCGAGACAGCAACCGAGATTTGCTCGGATGCAATGTTGCACCTTGGCGTTCTTGACCCAACGGAGAGCATTGGCGGCGAAGAGTTGGCGATTGCCCTTCGTGCGCTTGACTCGGTTCTCAAAGAGTTGCCTTTGCATGGCTACTCATGGCCGAAGCTGTCAAGCGAAACGGCGTTTACATGGGTGAGCGGTCAAACGATTGCTTTGCCTGCTGACTACTTTGCATTCCCTTCGATCTGGATTACATCGAGCGGAAACAAGGCAAGGCTGACAGAGTTGACGCATGCGCAATGGGTAGAAAATCCAGGCCGCTCGCTGGCAACGGGTGATCCAACTCACATCTATGTGAGCCCCGACAAGTATGTTTGGCTGTACCCAACGCCAACCACCGCCCCAACGCTGACAATTCAGTATCAAAAGATCATTGATGACTCAGTTGCGGGTTCTGCCCCAAATGTCCCGCAACACTGGATCAACCCGTTGGGGTATGGCGTAGCAAATGAACTGAGTTTGATGTACTCATCGACGCCGCCAGATGTGCGCGCAGAAATTGCGCAGCGTTGGGCTGTTAAGCGGGAACGAGCGCTTGAGTATTCAGTCTCTTTTGCGCCAGTTAGCTTTAGCGTGGAAGACTGATGCCAGCACTAAGCCTAATCGGCCCTTCGTACTCGCTGAAGTTCAACAAGGCAGACTGCGAGCGCACGGTCAATTACATCCCGGTTGTGATTGAGTCAGGCAACGGCAAGGGCGGCAACCAAGGCTATTTGAAGCAGATCCCCGGCTTGCGCTACCTGTGCAACTTGGGCGGTGCTGTGCGTGGCTTGGTTGTGGCTCGTGATGCCTTGTATGCGGTCGCCGGTAGTTCGCTGTATCAGGTCTCTAGTGCTTGGTCTGCAACAAGCAAGGGATTCATCAGCGCTGGCACTGATCCTGTCGGATTGTCTGTCAATCAAACTCAGATTGCCATTGCTTGCGGTGCACTTGGGTATGCCTATGACTTGGACGCTGGTTCGCTGTCGTCTATCTCTACAAACTGGCGCGGCTCAAACCGTGTTGATGTGCTGGACGGCTTTGGCATCTACGCCGAGCCAGACACAGCGCAGTTCTATTTGAGCGGAGCGCAGGATTTCACAGCGCTTGATGCGTTGGACTTCGCAACGGCTGAAGGCTCAACCGGCAACATCGTTTCTTGGCTGGTCAAACACCGTGAATTGCTGATCCTCAAGCAAAACACGGGTGAGGTCTGGTACGACGCAGGCGGCGCTGATTTCCCTCTGTCGCGCAACGATGGGGCGAACATCGAAATCGGATGCGCTGCCACTCACTCGCTGCAAAAGATCGGCGGGGTTGCGTTCTGGCTTGGTCGTGATGAGCAAGGCGCGGCGGCTGTGTTCTCCATGCAGGCATATCAGCCTCAGCGCATCTCTAACCACGCGCTAGAGGAATTGCTTGAACAGATCACCGAT